ATCAAAATGACCATTCCATTTTCTAATAAAAAAATGTCGGTGATCCTCCTTGGTTATTATTCCACATAATCTAATTACATATGCAAGCCAATAAGAATTTTCTATTAAATAAGAAGGAATAGAGGTTTGATAATTATTAGTTTTAGAACCTACATTTTCGTGAAGTTTTAATTTACAAAGCGGATGTTTTTTAATTTTATCACATTCCTTTTTCCAATGATTAAGTTCTTTTATTATTTCTTTTGGCAGTTGAGTGTGAATTATATGTGTATCTATTAATTTATGCTTTATCATTTTGTTTTCTCATTGAAGTAGTTTTAGATATAGCTGAGTGAACAGCTTGTATATTCCAATGTATAAATCTAAAAGGTTCTATTCCCATATCTACAGGATATTGATGTGGAGTATAACCAGGAATAAGAATCATTGAACCTGGTGTAATTTTATAGTGCACCGAATCATTTGATTTGCAAAGGTAATTTTACTGGCATCTTTTGGTGGAAGCCTTGTCATTTGAGCACCAGGTCTTGGATCGTGTAAAACTGGCATTGAAGTTTTATCACTACATTTTAAAAAATAAAATCCTGAAACGTGTTGATTCCAATGAGTATGTGTATCGTGATGACCAGCACCTTTTTTACTAAATTCTTGAACCCAACATTCTGTAAAATGAAGACTATGATTCCGTAAATCAAAACCACACCAATCTAAAAATTCATAACTTCTATGACCACAAAACTCTACAAACTCTTTAGCTTTCGGATCATTATTAAAAGATTCACTATGATTCGATAAACCAAAGTCATCTATTTTTACACCGAATTTTTTATTTCTTTCTTTAATGGTTTGAGCCATTACAGTTTTTTTAGTTTTTTTTAAGTATCCATCGGACAATTTTAACATTTGTGGTAAAAACACTGATACGTCCGCTGTCCAAACAGGGGTGCTAAAATAAGCAGCACTTGTAAATTTAACCTTATTATTACTTCCTTGCATATTATTTAAATGGCAAACCTAGATTCCAAATTACTAAGCTATACCTTTCTCCTTGGGTTATGGGTTTAACACGATGCCAAACAAAACTAGGAAATACGACCACACTACCTTTGGGTAATATTTCTGTGCAAGTTCTAGGTTCTCTGGGTTTATCAGGATCGTTTTGTCGAAAATCAAATTCTAATTCTCCACCTTTATAATCTTGAGGATTGGACAACGTAACCGTTACTGATAATTTTCTAATTTTTCCTTTGGTAGGTCCTTCTTCTGTGTAAGGTTTATCCCAACTATCACAATGCCAATCATAATACTGACCTTTTTTATATATTGTAAATTGACACGATTCGGACCAATCCCATTCAAAATTCCACCCTGCATTAACATTAGCCTGATTTATATAAGGTTGTATTTCTTTATAAATCCATCTATCCGACATCCAGACAATATTAGAATTTCTTTTCTTTTTTAAATCTTTGATTTCATCTTTAGTAAGAGGCTTTTTCTTTAAATCTCTGTCTCGACCAAAGCCACCTGTAATGGCTGTAACTTCTCTTTTTTTCTCTGTTTTCCCATACTGCACAATCAGATCACAAATGCGGGGCGGTATAATACTTTGGAAGTACCAATAATAATTAGATATATTCATAAGTGTTAGTTAAAATAATGTTTATTTGTTTCGATTTATTAGGAGTGATAAAATATTGATTAGTGCTAGGAAACATAACAAAATGATTGTTGTTTAAAGGAAGATGCCACGTTCTACCTTTTCGTCTATTATCTTCATATTCAATAACAACACCTGTAGAATCTTTTCCCACATCCACTCCATAAATCAATGTATAATCCGGAGAATTTCTTAAGTCAACAGGATCTACTGTTGTGCGAGAAAAAGATTTTTGATTATATTCATAAACATTTCCCCAATGTAATTTAAGAATTAATGCTTTGTCATATTTAACTCTAAAATGATCTCTGATATAATCTTGTAACCATTGATGAGCTTGACAATATTCCAATTCATAATCAACATAGGAATAATCTTTAATATTATTACTAATTCTTTTTTCTTTAATAAACGAATTCAAGATACTATTTTTAATAGTATCTCTTTTAATTTCAAAACCTTTAGGCGTAATTATTTCGCCGTAATATAAATCGATTTCCGATAATACTTTCTTTTGCATACCTATCTTATAGGTAGTTTAATTTAATAGAAATGTCAAGATTGTTTAACTACTCTTTAGCAGTTTTGTCCCACGTACCAGAAGACTCATTCCACACATAAAAATGTGTAACTTCTTCACCACCTGTTAATACAGGTGCATCACCGATTGGCGATTGCCATCTTGCTTCTGCCACATTTAAAGTCCAGCTCGCATATGGTTTTTTAGGCATAAAAATATCGTTATCTTCATCATAAGTCATACCAATCCCAGCATAATTTCCTCTTAGGGCTTTAGAATTATCCCCAGATCTATGAGTATTTTTTGTAGTATTATAAGATGTTTTTTTCCAAAGTGGCCAGTTGTGGATTCTTTCCAAAAACTGTCTACCTACTTCTTCGTCTTCAATACCATCAGCATTTAAGCAGTCACTATCATTCACAACGTGAACTGCGATAACTTTATTATTTGCTCCTAATTTTGCGAAATGTGCCATAATGTTCTCCTTATATTATACTTATTTTAAATTGTAAATCCATATTAATTATTGATATTTATACCGAATCATTACAATACCTGAACCACCAGCAAAACAACCTCCCGGTGTTCCACCTGCTCCACCACCCATATTGGTTTGACCTGCTTTATCACCAGCTGGAGCTGGGGGTCTTTGATCTCCACCGCCTCCTACTCCTCCATTACTAGATCCGGCTGTAGTATCACTTCCACCGCCGCCTCCACCAGCAAAATATCTTGAATTACTAACAGGGCCCGGTTGTCCATAAGATGGTGCTGTTGGACCCACAAAGCCATCTCCTAAATAAGAACCTGCTCCACCTGAACCAGGATTAGTTGGGCTTGGTCCTCCTGCACCCGCAGCAGCGCCTGCACCTCCTCCACCACCTTGTGCATTTACTGATGTTGGGCTCGATCCTCCATCATTACCTTGAGGTGGACTAACTGGAGGACTATTTCCTGCACCCGCACTTCTTCCTCCACCGCCGGATCCACCACTTGCTCCTGTCATCGTTCCTGATTGATTTGAACCACCATAGCCACCACCGGCTGATGTAACACTTGAAAAAATTGAAGGTGAACCACTACCTGACGGAGCTGATCCGCCTCCTCCCACAGTTATTGGATAAGTTGTTGAAGCTGATGCAGTTAAACCTGTTGGATTTGCTAAAGGCGAAGCAACGGGTAAAGAAAAAGAGTTAGAAACTCTAAAACCACCTGCTCCACCACCACCTGAATATGGAATAGTATTACTACCACCTCCACCAACTACAAAATAATCAACAGTATTATTAGCCGGTGTTGGTGCAGTTGAAACCGCAAAACAACCACTCCCTGTAAAAATGTGAGTTTTATAATCTCCACAAGTCACGACAGCAGCTCCTCCTGTTGCACTTATATAATTAGGTGCACCTGTAACATCTATCGTAGCATCATTAATTTGTTTCCAACCTCTAGTCACATCTACATAAATCATTGTTATGGCATCACCACTTCCATCTAAATTTGTATTATTGGCACCCCCATTAATTAATTTTGTATTTCTACATAAAGTTACTGCATTACATCCCCACGTATTGGCATAATCTGAAAGCGCAAAAATATCTCCTACGGTTGGAGATCCTGGTAAAGTCACAGTAATAGCCCCACCAGTCGTATTGACAAAATAACCCTTACCATTAGCAACAGTGAATCCAGTTGTTTTAGCTGTTGTACACCAATCTACAGTTCCAGTTCTCCCAAATCCTGATTGACTGGCGCCAGAAGCTAAATTAATGGTATCACCAGAAGCGCCTAGTGTAATCGTAGTACCACATTGACTAATTAAATTTCCACCATCAGCAGCTTGTAAATTATTTCCTCCCGATCTTACATTATTACCTGTTGTACCGACTGTTACAGTTGTGCCTGATCTTGGTTCAATTTCATTAACTTTAATTTTACTCATTAAACTATTACCAATGTTCCTGTTACTGTTACTGTTCCTGGAATCGTAATGGGTCCTGCGAGAACCCCATTCTC